ACTGCAAGAGCGGCATGCTCGTCACCTACAAATGTTGCTGTACCACTTACATTACCTTGTGCGTATGTACTTGCGGCTCCGCCAGCTAGATTTGAAAGACTTGCAATGATCTCTTGATCGATTTCAGCAGTAATCTCTTGGGCTAGTGCTTGCATGATTTCTGCTTCAACGTCCAATCCGTGCATTGACTGTGCATCTTGGGCCGCTTCAAAAGTCCAGCGAGCTGATAGCTTTCTGGTTTTTGCTTCGACTGTCTGCTTCAATACTTGAATTGACATTTTCTTACCACCAAGGCCCTCTAGGGCTGATGTTGCTTCTGCTCTATTTGTAGTTGCATTACCTGAGTAACCAGTTGCAATCTGGAATGGGCTTAGTGCCTCATCACCAGCTACAGCTGAATCAAAAGTTTCTGCGTAACGTACACGTAGAGTGTGAATTTGTCCAACAGGGCCTGTCATAGGCTGTACACCAACGATTTCGTTGGCGATAACTGTTGGCATGACTCGTCTAATCACTGGAAGTATAACCTTGTTAAGTGTCGCAATGTTGCCAGCTTGAGTTGCACCAGCGCCAGCGGCCTCTGAGAGGTACGCTTTGGTGTTCTCAAGTGTGGTTTCCATCACTTGCTTTTTGGTTCCAGTTAGACCGTCAGTTAGAGCGGTCTTTGTTTCGCTCCAATTTTCCATTAAATTGTCTGCCATTTTCGGTCTCCTTAACTTATACCGGCTAATTTTCGAAGATAAACAATATTTGCTTCGTCTCCAGCTGATGCTGTTACTTCTGCTTTGTTTCCAGTGACCTCTGTATTAGATTCACTAATCATCTTCTTTTCTGGTTTGTTAGTGTCTTCCTTCAAAACTGAAGGTAGATACTTGTTGAATGCATTCTGTAGCTTGTCTGTTTTTACACTTTCAAGCAATGCACCCATAATTTCTTTGTGATCTTTGCTTAAAGGTTGCATCATTTCTTGCATAATTTGCTTTCGTTCTGCTGTGTCTTTAGCAATTCGTGCGGTCTTGGCACTCTCTGCTATCATCACTTCCTTTTCAGCAATGGCTTTGTCTTTGCTGTCAATCTCGCCTTGGAGACTTTCAACTACCTTACTCAACTTAGAAACTTCTGTTCCCTCATTGAGGTAGCTTGACATAAACTCAGCGGCATATGTTTCAAATATCTTACGTCCAAAGGTATTTTCTTTGGCTGTTTGAATATCTTCACGCAATGTATGAAGTTCAGTACGGATAGTATTTTCCATAATTCCTTCAATTTTGCCTGCGGCTGTTTTAATAAAGTCTGCCTTAGTTTGATTAATAACCTCTTTGCCTTCTTTGATCATTTTGACTTTTGCTTCGACTAGCGAGCGTTTGTCTTCATGAAACTCGTTGAGCTCTTTGGTTAGTTGCTTCATGACGAAACCTTCCAACTTGGACATGTTTGCGTCTTGAGCGTTCCGATCGTTGCGAAGTTCTTTTATTTCCTTCGCAAGTGTTTCCATCACAAACTTATCAAGAACAACTGCGTGTTCCTTCATGTGCTTGCGATAAGATACACGATCTTCTGCGACCTGTGCTTTATCTTGCTTGAACTCTTCGAGTTCTTTTCCAATAACGTCACCGATCATTTTATCCATTGCTTCGACCATTTGCTCTTTGTCATTTTCATAACGTCCAGCAAATTCTTCCCTAAGTTCAGCAGTGATTTTATCACGAGCTTCCGTTAGTTGTGTGTCCCAAGCCTCAGAAATCGAAGATCTAACCTCTTCGGAGAGCGTACTTGAGTTTAATAGTTCATCCATTGCATGAGCCATATTAATCTCTCCTATATCTCAGGTTTTTAATAAAGTTTGTCACCTCTTCCTGGAGATAACGTTGTGCACCTTTGTCGTGTCTAGTTGCTTCAGCGACATCCATTAATACATTGCCCCGATTATGATTCATAATTCTTTCATAAATCGGATCGGGATAAGCACTAGGAGCACTCGGATTTGCAACAATATCGACTGTAATGATTTCAAAATCTTTAACTATGCCGCTATCATTAACATTGCCACTGCCTCGGCTTGACACGCCTAAATGACACCCACTCTCAATAAGGGTTTTACAAATGTTTCCCATTGGAGTAGGCAATAGTTTTAGCTTACCGATACCGTTCGCACCATCAGTATCCATCTCGGTGATCATGTGTGATACACGATCAAGATTGATATTGAGGTCATCTGGGTGATCAGCTTCGCCTAATACACTATATCCACTTTTAATTTTTTCATTAATGCTTTTAACTGCACTATGAATTTCTTCTTTTGTGTAGATACGATTGTTTTGATTTCTGACATCGCCTTCAATAAAGATACCTTTCATGTACAAGCTCTTGCCACCGTTCGCTTCTTCGATGCTTTCAGTAACAATATTTGCTTGATTAAATGATAAGTGTTCTTTTAGCGAAGTCATCATCTTATTCTGCCGCCTTTGGCTTTGGAGCCGCACTTGGCTTTCCAGCTTCTTGTGGACCGTTTACACCCATTGGTTTAGCACTTGGAGCAGGTCTGCCCTTCTCTTCGCTAGTATCTGTTGGGTGTGCTTTGGCACCATTATGTGCTTTAGCGTTTGATGCTACAGGTGAGCCTTTATCACTGCTATCACTATGTGATACACTGACTGCACTCATTGATGCGCCTTCTTCCATAGCTTCGACAGATTCCATTTCGTCTTCTATCTCTTCCATGTCGTCGCCGTCATCATCTGCCTCTTCGCCTGACATTTCTGCAAATGCGGCTCTGAGTTCAGCAATAGCGTCTTCTACGTTGTCCATGGCCTCTTCTGCATCAGCAGGCTCATCGCCTTCTTCTGCTTCCGGTTCCATATCCATAGCTAAATCCATTTCAGCTTCTGGTTCATCCATGTCCTCATCGTCCATGATTTCTTCTTGGTCAATCTCTTCTTCAGCTGATTCTATGTCGTCTAAGAAATCTTCTTCAGCGTCAGAGGCGTCAATCGCTTCTTCCACTTCTTCCTCAGAATCATCGTCAGCTTCGTCAAGATCGATAGTTTCGTCTAGGTCTTCATCATTAATATCGTCTTCTACAACTTCGTCAGTTTCTTGTAGTGATGCCCAATGATTTTTAGCTTTTTCTACAAACACGTTGTGCAGTAGATCAGCCGCTTTATCTTGCTCATCATTAACGATATATTCGAGGACCTTTACTAAAGATTCCTTATGTTCGCTCATATCATTCTCCTTAAAAAATTTACAGGCTTAC